TCCCGGATAAATACGTTTAGAGTTTTTCGGAGCGTTTCGGAATCGACATCATCGAAAGTACGCTCAAAACTAAGAGTAGTTAGTCCGCTGTACGAACCAGATGTGCCGCAGAAAACCGGAAATCCGTGCTCTTTACGCTTTAACTGGTACGTGGTGTTATCAGAACTGCGGTAATAATACCGGGTGCCGTCAGGGTAATTTACAGACTGCCCCGTAGTTAGTGTGCTTATGTCAAAAGCGTAAACGTTGCTTGCATTCAGCGAAGCGGTAAAAGTAAAAAAGTCGTACATGTCATTGCCTGGATTCCACGTACCTGCTCTGTCATCAAAGACTTGGTTAAACGTTCCATGCCTGCAGGTTCCGTGGAACAGGTCCCTTATCTGGATTTGGGGCAAATCTCCTTCGCTGAGGACTAGAAGGTACTTAAGTTGGATTCTTTCAAAGGGGACTTTTGCGACAACGGTGCCCCCGTCTGTCGATATGTCCTTTTCAACAATGGTGTTAGAGAAAAACGCCTCTGTCATTTTCGGCTGAACCATCACGCCGCCGTTACTGTTTCTGCGTCGTGCAAACAAAATGGGGATTGGTTCGCCTGTTTTTAGAGCTTCCTGCGGCTTTTCTAGGTCTGGATTGCCTGCAGCAGCACTTGCAACGAGCTCTGTCGCACTCAGGCCTGTTTGCGCCGACAGCAAAAACAGAGGATCTGAGATGCGGATGCTCATAGCTGGATCGGAACCCCTACCAAACTATTTGTAGCCGTTCGAGGCGGGATTTGCGCCCCGATGGGGGCCAAGGTTGATCCTAACTCGATTGTAAGTTCTGTAAACGACCCATTCATTCTGGAGACATACCCTAAAAACTCTGCAATCAAGGTTTGTCCCGATTGAACGGCAGTAATGCCCAAGCGAGTGTCGAATTCATACGTACTGACTAAACACAACTGCTGTTCCTTGAAAGCAGTCTCAAAACAGCTCACTGCCTGCGACGTAGCAGGCATTTTTAATAAAACCGTCTGGCCGTTCAAAGCTGAACTTTCTCCAACACCGTCCCACTCAAACGGAAAGTAGGTGTAAGTCTTGGAAGATAGGGTTATGTCGGTGTTGACGTAGAAATTTTGCCAGAGCTTTTGATCGGCTCCGCCAGAGACGTAAACACGTAGATACTGGGCCTGGCCTCTGTTGCTCATTAGCGGATACCGAGTAAACGGCGATTTCCGGGGTATCGCGAAGATTGTGAGGTGGAACGAGCCACTTCACGAAGACCCTCTTTGAATTCGTCCATTCTCACGTAATGCTTACCCTCAAACTCAATAACAGGGCCGGTGTTTACGTTTACGCGCACAGCTTCACTGTTATTGAGCCCTCCTAGCGGAGCCATGGATGAATAGTTAAATGAGCTGGCACTTAGCTGTGATCGTCTCTGTTCTTCTCTAGCAAGCCGTCTGTTTTTAGCTCTTTGCGCGGAATCAAGCGCTTCGACCAACTCAAATATGGACCCAAAGGTTCTACCTGCTTTGACTGATTCACTGACATCAGGATCAATACGCAGACTGGTAGTTGCTGTTCTGCCTTTACGTTTTCCTCCGGCACCACCGCTAGAACCGTTGGCCCTAGAAGCTCTTTCTGTTTCTTTTGCGAACTTTTCTGCAATAGCTGCACGCCGTTTTTCTACACGTTCAGCTTCAATACTTTCGAGCTTACCCTTCAAAATGTTATTGGCGATGATGCCTTTCTGTTTTGCAATTTGAACAGAAAGCTTGAGCTGTTTGTCAGCAGAGCTGACCATTGCTTTGGTTAATTTGTTGTTAAGTGCTTCAGACGCGGCAACCTCACGTAGTTTGGCAGCTCGTCGTGCATCATCTTCAATCTCTTCTGCTTTCAGCCGGAGCATTTGAATCTGCAGTTTGATTCGCTGAACCTCAACTTGAACCTGCTGCTGGGCAATACGTGCTTTTTCAATGCCCTGCTTAATTTCAAGCTTGGCTATTTTGTTTTGAATCTTGGCCTGCTGTACTTGGTTCTTTGCAATCGCATCGATCAACTGCTGCACACGCGTAATCGCCGTTTCTTTTACTTGCAGACCTTGAAGCTCCCGCTGCAGCCTGGATTCCTCAAGCTGCAAGGTGCTAACTTGTGCTTCAAAGAGTGCGCGTTCCAGCTGCATAGAAACGCCTGCGGTTTGTTGACGAAGCTGCAGAATTTTTTCTTCGTTGGCTATTTGATTTAGCTGAGTCTGAACCCCGCTTTGAGCGATTTTAGATTCATTGACCCTAGTTTCAAACAGTTTTTTAGCTAGCTCTTTTCTTTCTTTGTCGATTTCTTTTTGCTTTAATAGGGCAGCAGCTTGCTGGTCTAGATTAAATTTTTGCTCTATACGTTCTTTTTCGAGGTTTGCTAATTTTTTAATTTGAAGTACCTGGAACTCTCGCTCGATTACGCCTATATGGTTTGTAACTCCTGCAAATTCACGACGTTTTTCAACTATCTTGTCTTCAGTGGATTGCCGAAGTTTTGCTAAATCTTTGTCTCGTGTTACTTGGGCGTTGGTAAGTTTTGCAGCAGCTGTGTTTCCCGCAACACGACGTTTTTCAATGTCAAATATCTCTTGTTCGCGGCGTAGTTCTTTGTCCAGGGCGTCTCCGGTCTGAAGCAACGTAGTGAGTCTTCCTGCGCTGGCTTCGTTTACGCCTTTTGTTGCGTTTTCTATGCCTTCTAACAACCCATCTCCTCCTGGAATCAAGCCAATAAGCTGGACGAGTCTTTTTATCCCTACGCCTATTACGCTGACAAAAAAGTTAATACCTTTAACACCTTCACCAACTAACTTAAGTACCAGTGTGAGCGCAGAAACAAGCGGCGTTCCGACCAGGGATAAAAGCCCGGAAACAGCAGCAACAACTTGATCCCAAACATTCGACAACAGTGTGACCGCATTCGATGAGTCTGAAATTGACTCAGGCAAGACTCCGGTTTGCTGCAGAACTGCATTAGCCGCAACCTCAACAGCCTTCTGGTTCTCTCCCATATCCACCAGATTTTGTACGCTCTGGCGAAGCTCGGCGTTGACGGTAATCGCTGACTCAGCGAGTGCGTCCATGTCTAAAGCCTGGAGAGCGTTATCCATTTCCTGAATACGTCTCAGGGCGTCTTCTATTTGTCCGCCAATAGCAGAGAATGCAATCTGTAGGCCAAAGCCCGCTGGACCGCCGCCGCCAAGTATCGTGCCGAGTCCTCCACCCAATACTTGCCCCGCTCCACCGCCGAACAGCAGTGGGAAGCCTGCGCCTAGGCCAAACTCACCAAACTTCTCAAGTCTTGAAGGTCCTCTTTTGGCTTTTGCTGGCTCAGGACCGATAGGGGCGTCAAATTGTGTTCCGGACCTAAGATTCTTTTGAATTTCTTTTGTAATTCGTTGTTGACGTATAAACTCTGCGGTTTGACGACTTGCTGCTTGTGCTGCTGCGTTAGTTCTTTGAATAAAGTCAGCACTGTTTATACGCCTTTGCTCTTCTGCAAAATTACGCGCAGCGCGTTGACTTGCTAAAAACTCTGCTGTTAGACGACTTGCATTTCTTGCCGCAGCGTCAGTTCTTTGGATAAACTCAGCACTATTTACACGCCTTTGCTCTTCCGCCAACTTGCGTGCAGCGCGTTGGGTTGCCAAAAAGTCAGCTGTTAAGCGACTTGCGGCTTGTGATGCAGCTTGCGTGCGTTGCATGAACGCTCCGGCAGCATCTGGCTCTGGTCCTATTGGACTTGTGAATTGAGTAGTGGCGACTCCTGCTCCTGGTCTTAAATACCTGCCAGCCATGCTGCCGCCAGGCTGCCGAGGACCGGCTAATTCAGCGTTGTATTTGCGAAGAGCTTGTGTTGCTTGTCCTCTGCGCGTAATCTCTTTTTCAATAAGGCTGTTTTGGCGCTGCTGTGCTGCGTTTGCATTGTTTAAGGCAGTTACATACTGCTTTATCGCTTGTGTCTCGTCGTCGGTCGCAGTTCTTGCTTTACGTAAGGTATCCGTTGCTGTTTTAAGGGCTCGATCGTACCGATGTATTGATTGAATACCTGCGTCAAAACTGTTTTCTATTAAATTGACTTTTTCATTAAGATTGTTTACTTGCTTGCGCAGCTTATCTAGCTGAGCAGCTCCTCTTACGCCGATCTCAATCTCAGTCTTATATCCCACGGTGATCGGCTACGACGATGCTTCCATGCTACCGCCCTCGCCGCTTGGCGGCTTGATACGCCTTCTCTTCTTCTTCCGCTTTGTGGACGTAATAAGCGTGCCAGCCCATCATTTCCTCTTGGCTCATCCGCGTTTGAAGCTCGGAAAGCGTCATTTTTAGCTCAGAGGCCAGGAAGAAATAAAATTGCAGAGCAGGATCTTGCTTGATCTCACTCTGCAGTGCTTTTCATGTCGCTGTCGGCATCGCTTTCATCGGTCAGCACAGCCAGCATCAAACTCTGGAGATCCTTGTCCTTGACTTCGTTTTTAAGAACGTCGATCTCGCCTGCCAAGAACAGGGGACGGCCGTTCTCGTCCTGAGCTTTGGTCAGCAAAAGTTGCAAGGCAAAAGCGCTTGCGTCTTCTGATTTGGCTTTGCGTTGGGCGCGTTCACGCTCAGCCATTGTCAACGGCGTGACCCACATCTCGAAGATCGATCCATCGGAAAGCTCAACCTCTTTTTTGGCGGGTTCCAGGTTTGCTGCTTTCTTGAGGCGGTCAATGGCGCGGAGTGCCATGAATATCTGATTGATTGTGCTACTACATTAGCATTAAAAAGACCCCCGACAATGCCAGGGGCCTTTCTATCAAATCGCCTATCAGCTCTTGCTGAAGTCGAAGGTAGGAGCAGAGGTAGGACGGAAGTTGATTGATACAGTCTGCGCATCATCAGGAGAAACCGCATAGCTCGCTGAAGTCAGCACTGCCTCAAGCTCAATCGAACGGCTGGTCGTGTCATTGGGCGTACCAGATGACAAGATCGCGTCCATATAAAGCTTGAAAGTTGCACCAGCCTGCTTGCGCTGAGTCACGTCTTCAATCAAACGGCTTGCAATGGTGGTGTCGTCATCGGTGAAGTACACCTCAGCCGAACCAGAGCCATCAGCAAAGCCGGAGATGAAGGTACGGAACGGCGCAGTTTGACCAAGCGTTCCACCAATGCTGGTGGTGTCGATTTCCTCCCGAGTTACCTCAAACGACCAAGAACGGACGTTTGCGACTGATTGGAATTCGCTGTACTTGATGGTGAAAGCACTGG